TCTATGTTGAATGGGTTGATGCTGTATCTGATGGAGGTTGGGAAGACAACGTAAAAGTTGATATTCACAATGTATGCACAGTAGGGTTTTTAATCGCAGAAACAAAAGATGGAATCTGTCTTGCATCGACTGTATCGGGAGACAACAGCAATGCACGGATGCACATTCCTAAATCATGGATTACTAAACGAAAGGTTATCAATCGTGAAAACAAGCAGCGCAAAACAGAAAGGAAGGCTGCTCCAGCAGTGGACCGTAAAGCAGTTGCTGGAGAGGTATCCTCAGTTGACGGACAAGGACTTACGCAGTTGTCCGATGGGAAGCCACGGTGAAGATGTAGTAATGTCTCAGTTTGCTAAAGAGGAACTGCCAGCTACATTTGAATGTAAGTCTTTAGCAAAGATTGCGGTGTATAATTACTACGAGCAATGCAAGAAACATGGCGACGGTGAACCGATTGTGATTATCAAGCAAAACAATTCGAAACCACTCGCTGTAATTGATGCAGAACTTTTATTTGATTTGATGGCTAACAATGGAGATGAAGATGATGAGTGATAAAGAAATTAACCTGAAGATTGAACTAGCAGACTTAGACGGTGTACAAAGCTATGATGGTGATTTTACTTATGATGTGTCGTGGGTGAAGTTAATCGGTAAGTTCGCTGACTTCTTGACACTGCAGTATAGCTATCCAATTAAGGATAGACTTGTGTTTCTAACAGACTTTCCTGAAATCACAATGCACGATGGCGCTGTCAACTACATCACCACTGAGGAGTACCAACTGGTTCTAAAGAATCGTGAGCGTAGTGACTTGTTTAGCGACTGGGATGACGAGGCATGAGAATCCTTCTTCTCGATATTGAAACTGCGCCGATGACAGCTTTGGTGTGGGGACTGTGGGACCAGAACATCTCGCCTAACCACATCATTGATTCGTCTAATATGCTCTGCTATGCTGCGAAGTGGCACGGTGATGAAACTGTTGTATTTGACTCTGTTCATAATTCCAAAACCAAGAAGATGTTGAAAGGACTTCATGGACTTCTCTCCGATGCAGACGCTGTGGTTCACTATAATGGCAATAAGTTTGATATTCCTACTATTAATAAGGAATTCATCATCAATGATTTTAGTCCTCCTAGTCCCTATAAACAGATTGATTTACTTCGTGTTGTTCGTAGCAACTTTAGGTTTCCTAGTAACAAGTTGGACTTCGTAGCACAGCGTCTTGGCTTAGGTAAGAAGCAAGAGCATGAAGGCATGGAACTTTGGACAAAGTGCATGAAGGGTGACAAAGATGCGTGGAAGCGCATGGAGTCTTATAACATTCAAGACGTGGTGTTGTTAGAGTCGTTATACGACACACTCCGTCCTTGGATTAAGAACCATCCGAATCACAATATGTTCTCCGAAGGCGCTGTATGTCCTAACTGCTCATCTACGCATCTACAGAAGCGGGGTACAGCGGTATCTACCACTGGTGCATACCAACGCTACCAGTGTCGTGATTGCGGTACATGGAGTCAAGGAACTAAATCAACTCGTGGTCGTGTAGAAGTGAAAGGAATCGTATGACCAACCCAGTAGCAATGCCAACGCCTTTTGGCTATATTCGTGAAGAAACCTTAGCTGACTTAATTAAAGATTTTGACGACAAGGTTAAAGAAGGCGGCACTTTAAGTCGTCAAGTAGGTGGTACACACTACAAAAAAGGCGTACAGCCGTGGACTATTGCCCTTGATTGGGGGCTGGACCCGTGGTCACATAATGTGGTAAAATACATACTTCGTTTCCCTTACAAGAACGGAAAAGAAGACCTAAAGAAGATTCAGCATTATTTGGAGTTTTTGATAGAGAATTACGACGAAGTAAACGATAAGTATTACAAATAGAAAGAAACTATGCCTTTGCTACTCCACGAGATAAAAGAACGGTTAACCGCACTTGATGAAGTAACCTTACTAGAACTGCTCAATATCAGCAGTGAAGACATAGTAGAAATGTTCTCAGACCGCATCGAGGACAACGCCGATAAACTAGAAAAGGAAGTTAAATAACATGGCAGCATACAACATGACCCCGTACAACACATTCATCGCCAAGAGTCGCTATAGTCGTTACTTGGACGATAAAGGTCGTCGTGAGCACTGGGACGAAACAGTAGCACGGTACTTTGACTTTATGGAAAAGCACCTACAAACGAAACAGAACTACACACTCACAAAAGAGTTGCGTAACGAGTTACAACAAGCAGTAACAGCCTTAGATGTCGTACCATCTATGCGTGCAGTGATGACAGCAGGACCTGCGCTAGAGCGCCAGAATGTAGCAGCATTTAACTGTTCTTATTTACCAATCGACGACCCCAAAGCCTTTGACGAAGCAATGTACATCCTTCTCTGTGGCACTGGTGTCGGATTCTCTGTGGAGCAACAATATGTTTCTAAGTTACCCGAAGTCCCTACTCAGTTGTTTGATAGTAAAAGCACTGTTGTTGTGTCGGATTCTAAAGAAGGATGGGCAAAATCGCTTAGACAGCTCATTGCTCTTTTGTATGCTGGTGAAATTCCAAGGTTTGACGTATCCAAGGTTCGACCTGCTGGAGCAAGACTCAGAACTTTCGGAGGACGTGCTTCTGGACCCGGACCTTTGGAAGAGCTTTATCGTTTCTGTGTGTCCAAATTTAAATGGGCAGTTGGTCGGCGCTTATCATCACTTGAATGTCATGATATTCTCTGCAAAATCGGGGAAGTTGTTGTTGTGGGCGGAGTACGACGCTCGGCAATGATTAGCCTGTCTGATTTGTCAGACGACAAGATGGCTCATGCTAAAGCAGGTAACTGGTGGGACGGTCAAGGACAACGTGCGTTAGCAAACAACTCTGCTACCTATGTTGAGACACCATCTATCGGTCAATTTATGCGTGAATGGAGTTCAATCTATGAATCACACTCCGGTGAGCGTGGTATCTTCAATCGTGAAGCAAGTCAAAAGCAAGCTGCAAAGAATGGTCGTAGGGATGAGTCGTATGCATTTGGTACGAACCCATGCTCAGAGATTATTCTGCGCCCTTACCAGTTCTGTAACCTATCTAGCTGCATTATTCGTAGCACTGATAGTATTGATGATATTAGTCGTAAGATTCGTCTTGCTACCATTCTCGGTACTTTTCAGGCTAGTCTTACAGACTTTCCATACTTGCGTAAGATTTGGCAAAAGAACACCGAGGAAGAGGCGCTTTTAGGAGTGTCAATGACTGGTATCTGCGACAACACACTTCTCAATAACCCTGATGATGAATCGTTACCTGCTCGATTGGAGAAACTCCGTGACCTTGCTGTTGCTACTAATGCTGAATTTGCTTCTGCTATTGGTATTAATCAATCGGTTGCAGTTACCGCAGTCAAGCCCGAAGGCACAGTATCCCAGCTTTGTTCTACCGCTAGTGGCATACATCCTCAGCATAGCAAGTATTATATCCGCCGTGTACGAGCTGACAATAAAGACCCTTTAACACAGTTTATGATTCAAGCAGGATTTGTTGCAGAGCCTTGCGTGATGAAGCCGGAGTCAACAACAGTATTTAGTTTCCCTGTTGCGGTGGCTGATGGTGCATTACTGCGTGAAGACTTGACAGCTATTGAGCATCTGCGGTTGTGGTTAATCTTCCAGCGTCATTACTGTGAACACAAGCCGTCAGTCACTATCTCTGTTAAAGAGAACGAATGGATGGATGTTGGAGCATGGACGTTTAAGCACTTCGATGAGGTTACAGGTGTGTCGTTCCTACCGATGGATGGTGGAACTTACAAGCAAGCGCCTTATGAGGAGTGTGACGAGGAGACTTACAACAAGTTAAAGTCGTTAGTTCCTGAGACGGTAGACTGGGAGAATTTCAAAGAGTATGACGATAACGTTGAAGGCGCTCAGATGTTAAGTTGCACCGCTGGTGGGTGCTCTATCTAATTCCTTGTATGTTGTAACTTTATAGCCCTGCTTCGGCAGGGTTTTTTTATATCCCGAACGGGTTATTCTGCTTAGTATCTGTGCAGAAACAGAGAAACTTTACCGATAGGGAAATGTATCTCATTGTGTACAATACACACGATTATGTATAAAATATGATACAATTACTTGAACGGACGAGTGCCTTGACGGTCTATTGTAAGTGCTTGTCTGCGAGGTGGTCTAGTAGGGCTGTCAGGAACGCTTATATGAGTCCATGAGCCAAATTCTTCAATGATTTGGTCATACCCTATGTTGGCTTTAATGCACGCCTCTACGACCTCTCTAGGGGTCATTCCGGGGACTCTAATATCTGCTGCACAGCCGATACGGTGTTGGCTAGTATCTCGTGAACCAACAGCATCGTTCACCTGTTTAGAGCGAAAGCCAGAATTAACTAAAACAGGCTTCTTTACTAATGCTCTGACTTCTTCGAGCAATGCTGCAACCCGCACTAAGTTAGCTACTTCGGTAGCGTTAGGGGTGTTGTCAAAGCCTTTACGAGCTGCTGTTTGAGAGGCTGTTAACTCATCTAGTGTGAAGTTTTGGCTAAGATTCATTTCTTCTTCGTAGTAATAGAGTCTGTACCTTTGGTGACTGTTACCTTCTCACCATCTACTTCAACAGACATTGCAGGTTCTTTTTGGTCTAACCGAGCTACTAAGTCAGAGATAACTTTAAACTCAGGTTTGTCTTGCTTCTCTACTGTACCAGCGATTCCATTCATCATGTTAATCAGAGCTACTAACGCACCACCAACCATTGTCATAACAGCAGTGATGGCAGACTCAGTAAGGAAAGCACTAGAGACTACACCAATCAGGATGATAGCAGTGATATACATTAGTCCGTGCTTACCGATTGACTTACCCGCTACTTCTTTTGCTGAGTCTACTTGTTCATGCATCTTTCTTCTCCTTCGATTTCATATCCATAATCTTTTCCAATGTTCTTCCACCAAAGTAGAAGGACATCACTAACATACCCCACTGACCCAACAGTTCGACATACTTCTCATTAGCGTTGTTGCCAAAGGCAGACATCATTGCAAACACAAAGTAGCCACCAAGGATAAAGATAAGCGTCATTGGGCGAATGTTCTTGCTTAACCAGCTATCGCTAGTCATATCTGCTTGTTGGCGCTTAGTAAGCTCCTGTGCCTCTACTATGTCAGCTTCTATCTTCTTGAAGTCACCTTCCTGCTGCATCTTCATTAGTTCTAACTGAGCCTTAGCTTTCTGCTCTGGGTCTGGGAAAAACTTGTCAATGAGCTTTTCACCGATACTTAGTATTGCGCCTAGTGGAAACATCTTATTGTCCTTGTAGTTCAGATTCTAATAGTCTTAGCTCTTCCTGCTCTGCTGCAGTCAAACCGACAGGTGCTGGTGAGCTGGTATCTGTTTCAGGCTGTAGTAAGTCCTGTGCTGTGATTCCGGCTCTTTCAAATACTTTTAATGACTTAGCAAACAAGTTAGCTGTAATTGGAAGACCTTTTTCCTGTTGCTTGTAAAGTGCTATAGCAGCGTTCACCGCTTCTGGGTTTGTGATTGATTTAGCAATAAAACGAGGACCTAACAACACAGCCCCCGCTGTTAATGCTGTCCAGCCGGGATTTTCCGAAGCAACTTTTTTAGCATCATCACTTAACACTAAAGCGCCTAAACCAGCTAAACCAGTTACAGACTGTGCTTGCTGAGCTGCGAGAAACAAAGGTGCTGTTGCTTCAGGTCGAACAGAAGAAAGCTCTGCTGCTTTTAGAAGTTTTTTAACATTGGCTTGTTGCTCTTTAGACAGCACCGTCTCAAATGTACGGCGTACAGCCTCATCCGTATCTATCTTCGAGCCAAGAGTAGACAAAGAGCCTTCGCTTTTAAGTAAGTTTTCTACATACCCACGACGAACACTGTTTAAGGTATCGTTAACATTTAAATCAGGATTAAGTTGTTTGGCTCTTCCAAGGGCTTGTTTTGTCTCTTGGAAAGCGGTTACATTGCCACTTTGAAAGATGTTCTTACCGACATATTCAGGGTCTTTGTTTAACAACTTTGCTGTGGTGTCACTATATAAATCAGTCACACTGTCACGATACAGCTTTGAATAAAACTTATACTGTTCGGTCAGTGTTTTCGATTTGTCTTCTGGAATACGTCCTTGAAAATCAATTGCAGAACCCGGTACTTTAGAACCAGCAGCATCCATTTGCTTTTCTAAATTCTTAGTAAAGGATGTGATTTGTGCGTATAACTTAGTATCGGGCGTAGTTGTGCTTTTTAAGTCTCTTTGACGGGTCTTCAAACCAGAAAGAATCTCATGGGCGATTGTAAAGTCTACTTTTTCAGGAGCTTCAACTATTTGATTTAAAAATGTCTTTTCGCCAGCTGATATATTCAAACCGCCTGCTTTGTCTGCACGATTTAAAATCTGAGCTGCTTGTGACTGTAATGGAACAATATCTACAGAAATGTTCTTAGCAGCTTCGCTCATCGACTTATAAAAAGGACTGACAGTTTCTTTTAAAGCGTCATCACCTGCAGCAATCGACTCAGCAAACGATTTACCAGTCGCCACACTGTCGTAGACGTTTGTAGAGATATTGTCTAAAATCTTTGTTTTAGCTGATTGAAGTGCTGTGTCTGTTGCCTTATCTGCTGCCGCCATAATTGGTCGTGCTGTGAACGAACCTCTAGCAATGCTTTCCGACACCCCAGATAGACCACTACCTGTAGATTGAAAAGGTGTCAATCCGAACGCACCTTCTTCTTTTAACAACCTGTCTGCTGCAAAAATTGCATTATCAGGAATTTGATTACCAAACTTACCAGTTAAGGCTTCTTTACCAAGTCGATATGCTTTTCCAGCAGCAGAAAAAATTAAATTACCAGCAGCGTCATAGGTTGCTTGTTCAACACCTGCTTTAACCGTTCCAAAGACAGATGGCTGTCCAGTAATTGCTTGACGAGAGGCTTCTCCTGCGGCTCCTCCGAAACCAGCACCTACCATGCTACGAACAGCAGCAGCACCAAGGGCTTGCCCTGCCCGAGCGCCAGCAGGTGAGCGTGTTCCAAGAGCGCCTACCACACCACCAAACATCCCACCGAGTTCAGGTAAGTTCTGTACAACTGAAGTTCCGAACTGCTGTAATAAAGTAGGGTCTTTCCGGTTTGGGTCTAAAACACTAACATAGCCAGTGTTTCCTCCTAGCTCTTGCTCAAGAGATTCTAATTCTTTTAATTCTTCAGAAGTTAAAGACATAACAATCCTTACTATATTGGTTGGTTTTGTTTACGACGCAGCTCTTCTAAACGCTTTTGTTTATCAGCTCGTTCGTTAACTTCTTTTTGCGCTTGTTTCTTAATATCAACAATGTTCATTTTAGCCAAGTCGCCTTCAAATTTAGAGGCGATTTCAAAAGTCTTTGCTTCAATCAAAGCATTGCGTTCAATTCTGGAAATCACGCTGCGTAAAGTATCTTTAGTTAAGCCGCTTGTCCCAACAGCTTCTTTTAAGAACGCTAAGTCTTTATCGGATAAACTACCTTTGAGATTCTTTGCCTGTCCAGTAGTCAACGCTGCAAACAACTGATTTAACTGTTCAGATTCGCTTGTGCCTGTCACAGGTACACCAAGTGCGTTAGCAAACTGCGCCGCTGTTAGCTTTGCTTTTGCGCCTGCTCCGGTAAAGGAATTATCAATTAAAGACCTAAAATCAGAAACAACCTGAAGAGTGTCTGTAGCAGCTAAAGCATTATCTTCTAAGTCAAGTAATTTACCAACTCGCTTTTCTCCCAATAGTTTGTTTTGACGTTCAATTGGAGCCGCAGCCGCTGATATTGCTTTTTTCCCTGTTAAACCAGTTGCTTTGATAGCGTCATCGTAAGCCAATACACGTGGGTCGTTCGCTGGAACACCTGCGTTTAATAGCTCTTGTCTTTCAAACTGTATCTTACCTAATGGAGACGTAGGTATTTGACGCTCACGAGTCTTCTGCGCCACCGTAGCAGACGAAACTGCCATCTCATCAGCACGCTTTGCAGCCATCATTGCTTCTTGCGGCGCAATCTGTTGCAATGAACGAGCAAAGTCACGCATACCAGTTGGAGAAGTTAAATCAAACTGTGAAGACAGTTCTTGAATAGCTGTAATCTTCTTCAGTTCAGGGTCTTCGACACCAAGTAAGCCACCAACACCTTGACCTAGCAACTGTCCTGTCTGCGCTGCTTGAGCGTACAGAGGACCAAGGGAAGGAGACATCATTGTTCCCGGAGCTGCATAGCTAGTGCCTATCTTTAACGCTTGTGCATAGTCCCTAGCGTTCCTCGCTTGAGAATACATATCAGGAGAAACTCCGAATAAACCGCCTACGATACTATCTGCCATAATTATTCCTTAGTTGATTAGCGGAAACCGATACCGCCGCCGGTGCGTAACCCAGTACCCATTGAACCGCCTAAGCCGGGAATACCGCCCATGCTACCGTAAGCACCACCTGTAGAGCCACCACCAATGAGACTACCGAACCAGTTACCTACGGATGGGTTTGAAAATACACCGCCTAATTGGTTGAGCAATGATGTTTGTCCAGCGGCGTTGATTCCGGCTTGTGCGATGTTACCAGCTAAACCAGTCTGTGCAGATTCTAAACCACCACGCAACAAGTAATTACCTGCTTGCGCTCCAGCGGTAGATGTTCTTGCGCCGAGTGAAGAACCAATATCTAATGCTCGTTGTCCTAAACCTTCTACGGACTCTGCAAGACCTAAACGAGTTGTCAATGGAGCGTAGCCAGCAGAACTTAGCGCAGGAACTTGACTTAACAAGTTTGCACCTGTGCCGAATAAACCAGCTCCAAAAGTAGCACGCTGTTGACCTAATAAATCCGATTGTGCAGCTAATTCTGCATCTTGTTGCGCCCGTGCATTAAAGAGTGCTTGTGCTAATGGATTAGAAGGAGCAGAACCTGTACCAGTCTGTACACCTAAACCACCAGTACCTCGACCAAAGTTTGTAGTCATCAGTCTTGCTTCTTCAGCAGCACGTCCGGGAGCAAGTAATGCTTGACGTTGTGCCATCGCTGTTGCCGCAGCTTCTTGAGGAGACGTAGCAAGATACTGTTGTCCAAGACCAAATAAAGACTCAGCACCTGCGCCTAAAGGCTGCGCCATCTGTCCAATTTGCTCAGGATTGTAAGCGCTAGCAGCAGCTAAGGCTCGTTGCTGAATAGCTTGCAGTTCAGGAGTTAACTGATAACTTGCGCTACTGAGTTGTCCTTGAGGATTGTATCCGAATGTAGAGGAACCAAAGCCTGTGGTAATACCAATAGGTCGGAACTGAGCCATCTGCGCTGCTTGCTGTGCAGCGGCTTGTTGAGCAGCAGCAGCATCGTTGTAGTAGCCACTTACGTTGCTTCCTCCGCCACCACCGCCTAGCATACCGCCAACACCGCTACCGAGCTGAAAGCCCGTAGCTGCTCCTGCTGGTCCGCCTAAGAGAGCGCCACCAATGCCGCCAGCGACTCCGCCAATAATTCCTGCTGACTTACCCATTATAGACTCCTACTATATATGTGATACATTTGATTATCCTGACCTATGAAATCTTGTTTAAACTCAAATCCGATTGATTTTCCAAACTTAACTAACTTCTTATTATCTGTATGTGCTAGCGCTACTAACGGAATAGACACTAAGTGCTGCAACAGATTTAAGTCTTCTAAAAACTTTGCTTTAACTGCCGGTGTCCATTTACGAACATCGGTGTGAAACCATATTAAGTTGTCATACAGTTCTAACAACATCGTATAGTCTTCACGAAGGACGACAGGTACTTTGAAACTCAAGCTGTGCGCTTCCACATACGAACTGTAATATAGGGCTGTACGTTAGCGTTAGTACCGCTAGAACCAGCAGACGCTGTTGTACCAGAGACGGTGTGGTCATGTGCGCCAGCATTGCTTGTCCGACCGATATTTGCTTCAGTTCCTGTGGAAGTAAAATCATAGTTGTAATCACTTCCATAACTTCCTCGTCTAATCATGTAGTTTGAGGCATTTAATGAACCCTCACCACCTCCAACTTCGCCATTAGTTGCAATAAAGTGTTGGTGTGCTGCTTCACTATCTGTAGTGCCTGTTAAGGTGTGTGTATGCGACACAACAATAGCGTCTTTAGAGCCGCCAGTTTCTTCGGCAGTATCAAACAGAGCATCACTAGCATCTAAACCAACCATGACACGACCAGCACCAAAGGCTGTCCATGTACCAAAGCCTAACAAGGTAGATGGGTTAGATGCGCTAGAAGCATTGATGTAAATAGAACCAACAGGATAAGCCGCAGACAAAGCAGCGGTGACAAACGCTGTGGTTGCTAACTGTGTTGTGTTTGTGCCAGAAGATGCTGTAGGCGCTACAGGTGTGCCTGTAAAAGTAGGACTATTGCTATCTGCTTTCGATGCAATCGCATTAGCAACTGCATTAAGTTCAGTATCAATCTCCGTACCTTTAACAATCTTACCAGAGTTTCCTGTTGGTAAACTATCCTTGGCTGTAAAGTTAGTTGCTTTTGTGTAATCTGCCATGTCTATTCCTTAAACTATTGTTTTACCTGCTTTAACGGCAACGTCTATCTTTTGAATAGACAAGGGATTACCGTTGATGTCTGCTTCTAAACCAAGTTGCATAATCGTGCCTTGACCACCAGCATTAATGGAGAATCTGTCTAATACAATACCTGAACTGTATTCAGCAATGTTGTACTCACCGATACCATATTCATAAACCACTGCAGTGTCCAAAGTGTAAGTAGTTGCTTGATAACCTTCTGTGTAATCAAATCCCCACTTAACTGCAACTGCTTGATTCGTGCCGCCAATAAGAACCCAACCAATCTTCTTCAGAATCTTCAGTTTAGTTGAAGCATCAAAGTCAAAGTAGTTGGTGTAATACTGTAAACGATAGGAAGTACCGTTGTCCGAGTGTCCAAAGTACTTACCAATGTACGATGTCTGACCAATCAACAACTCTTTAGCCTGAGTAATGCAGAACGATTTAGGCTGTAAGCTATCCCAAATGGTTACTCTAGCTGAACCGTCTTGGAGACGTGAGCGAGTATCAAAGCAATACACAAAGCGAGTAGTAGGTAAAGACAAAAGATAGATAGCATCTCTATCGTGGTAAATACTTTTAATCTTACTTAAATCTGACTCAGAAGCTACGTTAGACATCAAGTCATCACGAACATTCTTAGAGATGTCGTTCATCGGCAATGACTTCTCTTGAATCACACGAGCAAGGCTGCGTACACCCGCATCAGACAAGAACAAGATGTCTGTACCAATGTTCTGTACCGAATCACGAGCAATACATCCTACATTGTATATACACTCTACAAGACGAAGACTGCTTGTGTCGATTGGGTTCTCATAGATAGCAATGTTATTACGACCAAAGATAATTAAGAATCCGTTATGTCCTGCGATAGCGACAATGTTATCACCGTTAGGGAACACTTCTTGTAGGTTTAAATAACCAGCAGAACCTGTAGTAAAGTCAGAGCCACGAAGCAAGTCACTAAAGTAAACAGTCTGGGTGTCACCAACAATGTTACCAACCCAGATACGCCCAAAGCCAGAGAACACTGCGTTAGGTTTAAACGAGGCAGTGTTGTGATTGGCTGGCAGTGTACCAACATCACCAATCTGTTGAAAGCCAAACGTACCGCTATCGTGGTCGTGCGGGTCTCCACCTGAGACAGGTAGTTCATGCCACACCAGCATTGGGTGTGCAGCTTGTGCTAAATACGCATGAGGCTGAAAGTCGTTAACATCACCGTATGGCATTGCTACCATCTGCCAGTTGTTACCTGTTATCGTGTAAGTAGCGTTTCCTGAATTGTCTGCATTTCGGACAAGACGTTGTGTAAGTGTTGCACGACCAGTGAATAACTTGTTATTACCTGCTGATATAATAGTATTGCTTCCGCCATCGACTACCTCCATCATTGCTTCAATCGGATTAGAACCTAAGTCAGCATTAACAGCGTTTAGCGGAGTCCAACCCCGTCTTGCACCAATACGACCATAGCGGTCAATAACGCAGTTCTGTGCTTTTAAGGCAAAGCCAGACGACAGCGTAATGCTCGACTCTTGAAGATTGAGACCGTAAAATCCCGGTGCTGCAATCGAGGAAGTTCTGAGTTCTCCAGCCATTAAATAGCTACCCACTCAGAGTCTTCAATGTATCGTGCTGATTCTAATGAAATTGCATCTGCTAAACTTTGTTTAAACAGTGCATACGTTTCAGCAGACTGCACACCACCATCTTCACCTCGTTCAGCTTGCGCTCTAGCTAAAGCAGCTAAAATAACTGCTTCTCTTGGAACAAGCATTTGGTCAGAGTTAGCCACCAAGTCAGGTTGGGGTTGAATGATGTTTACCCGAATTTGATATACGGTGTCAGGCGCAGGGTAGAAGTCAATCAGTGTATCGCCGTTGTTGTCTGTACCGTTAAAGTTATAATACACCGGAGGTCCACTAGCGACACCTGCAGCCATCAAGAACAGCTTATTCATCTCAGTTGTACTAATGTTCCGGACATAAGTATTGGTTGTGTCGTTTAACACATCAATGACTCGGAATCGTTGACCTGAATCAGTTAAAGCATAACTAAAGATAGAAGGCTGGGTAGTGGCTGTTAAAGTGTTACTTAAACAGTTCCAGTTGTACGCATTTTCAACTTGTGTCTTAGCGTCGTTAATGTAACGAGCAATGAGTTTAACATAAGCGTTATCCGACACTGAGGAAGCCTCTGGCTCACGCAGTCGGACTAATACTTCGTTAGTAAGGTCTAGGTAGTTAGGTAGTGCCATGTGTGCTCTCAGTGTATCATACTTTTAAGAAAATTGCAAGCTATTTCTACTTATTTTGAACCGCAATCCCACTTTTTTAATGCTAATGCCTTGCGGGTTGGTCTTCCTTTTTCGTCCTTCATTGGACCAGCAACACCACCCATCCTAGCGCAGAAGCTCTTACGCCGTGCAGCCGCTTTAGGCGACTTTGCAGCCTCTTTAGCGGATACAGGAGGCTTTAGTTTAGAACCAGTGGTCTTGTTATAATAATCCCGACCTTTCTGGTTCAGTCCGCCTTCTTTGTTCTGAAATGCTTTTTTAGGCATTACTTGACTTTCTTAGCTGTTTTAGCTGCGTCTTTAAAGTCCTTGGCAGAAGGAGCACCTGCAGTGCCAACCTTCCGCATTCTCTCTCCAGAGCCAGCTTTAATGCGATTACGCTTTTTAGCAATGTTTGCATAGAGTCCTTGCTTAGTAGCCACGCTTAGAACCCATCTTCTTAGCTGGTTTAGCCTTAACAGTAGAACCAGTTGACTTAGCATACGACTTAGCTTCTTTCTTACCTTTAGCTGTGTAAGGGAACTTCTTGTCTTTTACCATTGGCATAATAGCTCCTTAATATTGGTTGTATTGAACTGCGGAAGTTGCTTCTAACTCAAATGTACAAAGAACAGAACAATCTGCTCCTGTCTCTGCTTGTACTCTAATTTCATCACCTTCTTCTAAAGCCACATAAGCACCACCATCAAACTTCAGGAAGGTCTTAGTAGCTAAAGGATAGTCTAGGATAACCCTAACTTCAACATTCTCACTCTTGTCATACCACCATGCTGTAAAGTTCTTAGCAGAGGCGGTGTTGTTAACAGCCCACAATAAAGTCCACTTAGCTATCTGCCTTGTGGGTACAGTGAACAAGGTCGTCTTGGTGTTTGCTACTAAGTTGCTACCAACTGATAGTGGTCTCATGATTTACTTTTTAAAAAAGAGTTCAGTCATGTAGCTGATGAACGCACCAGCAACTGAAGCAACACCCATCAAAGCCCATAGAGAACCTTTACTACGCTCTGCCATAGCCACTAACTTCTTAATGTCAACTTCTAAAGCATCTACTTTACGCTCTAGACTATCAACAGACTGTACTAACTTACCGTACTCTATAGGGTTAATTTCGTTCATATTAATTATGCAATTCTATAAGTGGTGAATGTATTAGCAGCAGTCTTTGTAGTTCTGAAAGTTGCTGAGGTAGTAATAGCAAGCATCCCTGAACCAACCAAAGTATTGCCTGTACCACCTGAAACTGTAATAATACCAACTGCTGAACCTGTATTGATAATAGTCCAATCAAACGATTGATTAACTAATAGCTGTCCACTCAAGATACCAGCATCAGTTAATGTACCTGTTGGCAAAGTAAACGCTACTGCTGTTGCGCTGTTGGTTGTAATGATTCTAGTTAGTAACTGAGCAATGGTTAAAGTAGCAGAGGCATTAATTGCTGAAGGAGTTGGCTGGGCTACAAACAAGTTGGTTAAGTTCTGTACATTAGATGCAGTACCACCAGCAATATTTACTGCGGTACTGTCTTGATACGCAAGAGAACCTAAATCCCGATTCAGAGGTACTTGGTTTTTATCTGAACCAATCAGTTTCTTTATACTCACGATGTCATCTCCTGTAACTCAGCATTGGGTAGGCGAACTGGGTAGTAGGCTAGTTTCTTGATAGTGCCGTTTAAAGTGCTTGAACTAGGTGAAAAGCCAATTTGTAATTGATTGGCAAAACTTTGAATAGTTAGATTCAAAGCACTTGTAACTACGGCTGTTCCGTTTGCTGAAACAGCAAAATCATTTGGCTTTAACGCAGCAGCTAATTTTATATTTCCATTTACGGATGTTCCTAAAGTTAGGCTAGGGGCTGCTCCAGCAAACCGCACAAGGTTTGCAAAATTAAAAATAATATTTGTTACAAAAGAACCTTGTCCGATTGCAGCTACTGTTCTAGCAGATTCTGAAAAAGATTCAGCATACAAAGTACCCTCATCAGCTCTGTACCAGCTAGAGAAGTTTAACCCAGTCATACTGGCAGCATCAGTACTACGAGTAACTTGGCTGGCTACTGTTGGGATGTATGAGGTAGCAAAAGCTCCTGCTTCTAACTGCGCTCCCCAGATGTAGATTCCTGAGTAGCCATCGCCTGTGTATGCCCTAGTTGTTCCAGTAGTGCTTAAATATGTTCTCGCTCTAACAGCAGTTCCAGAGCCGTTAGTTGTGACAGTAAAGGAGCATCGATACCAGCCATTACCTACAGCAGTTATTGTTGCGGAAGCACCAGCTCCAGAACCATCTACAGCAGCACTAAATGCAACCCCTGTGGAAAGATTAAAGTAAACACTACCGCCGTTGCTGCCTGTTCCGTTATCAACAATTTGTAAGCTAATTTGATTTCGTTCAGCAGCTTTAGCAAAAACAGAAAATGTTACTGGATTTGTAATTGTTGTAGTTCCATTTTGTTCAATCCTGTGTGAGCCTGTGCTAGTATCTTCAACTAACTTGTCGCTAGTTAAAGTCCCGTCAGGAGAAACTAAAACATTACTGGTAACACTAGCTCCCACCTTAGACCAAGCAGCGTTTGCTAAATCGTCAGAATAGGTAACTAGATTAGTCCTCTGTTCCTCTATCAACAATCCCAGACTTTCTCCAGTTAGCGGAGCATGGTCAAATCTTGCTTGACCAGCTTGTGCTGTTCTTAAAGCAGGGATGTAATTGGTAATCGGTGCAGTAGTTGTTGGAGTGTATGCGGATACTGCGCTGCGTTGCTCCTGTTGTGCGCCCCATAACAAGATTGTTTCAGTACCGACAGGATTAAATGTCGCAAGTCTTGCTACGGAAGAACCTGTCACAAGTACGAATAGCGGTCTTATATCCGTACCACCGCTTGTGTAAGTAACTATACATCTATGCCATCCATTTCCAGCAGAAACAATAGATGGGGTACAAGATGCAGATGTCCCTACTGTACCAGCAGATAAATCAAAATTGGCATGAAAGCCAACTGTAGCATCGGTAATTTGTAAAAAGTTATTTGTTCCAGCTTTTGCAAAAATAGAAATTGCATGGACTGTGCTTGTAATACCAGTTAAAGTTGTTGGAAATGTTCTTGGTGCTAGAGCAGTTCCAGCAGACGCAGTTAATGTTTCTGCGGTTGTTGTTCCGTCAGGAGCTACAGAAGTGTTGGTTGTTACTGTAGAAGCGTTCTTAGACCAGTAAGCATTATCAAACTCTTGGCTATATGATATCAAATTCTCCTCAGCTTTGGCTGTAGTTCTGCCATCATAGAAGGAAGCAGTACTGGCTCTAGTAAAGGTAATCCTTGGGTCTAATGCTTTGGTATTAGCAAAGTCTAAGAGTAGCGAAGGAGAGATGTTACTGAGGTCATGGTCAATTCTAAGGTTGATACTGTCCGCAGTTAAGTTATCAACAACAGCAGTACCGCCAACAATATTGACAGCATTGCTATCTTGAAAAGCTAAAGTACCTAAGTCACCGTTTGAAGGGACTTGGTTTGGTTTGTTGCCAATAAGTGACGGCATAGTTTAACCCCAAATCCGTTTTGGAACAGTAGGAACTACAGAGAATGGTACTAATGCAGAAGCATCTTCAGAGCCAACTACTCGAACATTGACATGGTATCCCTCTTTAGCTACTGGCTCATAGCCTTCTTCAGCATCTGCTGGGATAGCTTCATATAGAGTGCCTAATACATCAATGTTAGCGAAGTTAGGTTTGCTACTGGCTTCTTGTACTACTACACCATCAGCATCAGTTACTTCATCGGTAACTGTGTAAAGAACTGAATCAGCTTGTGCTTGGTCAGCGAATTTTAAATACATATCATTAAACATATTTATATACCTTCTTAATTTGAATTGAGCGTATTGCTTGCGTAGTTAAGTTATAAAGTAATGCAAGTTCTTTACGAGAATCTGATGTAATTCCATAGGCACGAATATGTTTTATTTGTTCATCAGTAACCTTTCTGAATCTTCCAACAATCATTCCATTTTTTGTTTCTCTATTACGAACTTCACTCATTCTTTTTGAACGCAATTCATTATTCCATCTGCCATCATCCACAGACATTTGTATATTTTCCTGTCTAGTTCCTAGTTTTAAATGCGCTGGATTAACGCATTTTCGGTTATGACATAAATGCATTACATCTAATCCTTTAATAACTTCTACACCTGATAACTCTAAAGAAACTCGGTGTGCAAGTTCGCCTTTTTTTACTTTTCCATAACCAGTTGCATTAATTTTTCCAGACCAATTCCAACATCCACTAATGCTGTCTTTAATAGCCTTAGCTTCAATATCGGAAAATGTTAATTTTTTCATTTGTTTTCCTTATTAAACTGTAGTTAAGCCTTGAAGTTCTGCGTTGGTCAAGCGTTTTGGATAGTAGGCAAGTTTCTTGATAGTTCCACTAAGTGGGTTAGAACCTGTTGTCAGAGTACCAATAGAAAATCTATCAATCGCTGGGCTCATGTATCCAGATGTATCAGTTGTAACAGTTCCAGAATTAACAGACAGCGCAAAGTCATTAGCAGCATAAGCAAATCCAGCTTTATTTATTGAGCCGCTAGTAAATGTTGTTGCTGGGTACAAGTCTATATTTGCCGTAGAGCCTACAAATCCTAGAAGTCTATACCTACCTGTTCCTGTATAAGGACTGGTTAGACTGGTTGAATCATTTGAGCTTGAGGTAAAGCCCAAAGCCCAGGCTGTTCTACTATTTCCTGCTGCAACTAATGTACTTGCTTCACTATAAACAGTACCCTCATCAGTCCTATACCAGCTACTAAAATTAGTACCAGTCATAACAGCAGAGTCTGCCGACCTAGTTACCTGAGATGCTACCGTAGGAATATAGCTAGTAGCGAATGAGCCAGCTTCTAGTTGTGCGCCCCAGAGATATAGACCTGAGTAGCCATCGCCAGCGTATGAAGTAGTGGTTCCTGTGCTTACAAGGCGTAATACTGGCGTTAAAGTGGTTTGCGCTGCCCCAGTTGTTGTGCGAACAGAGCATCTGTACCAGCCGTTGCCTACTGCGCTAATCGTGCTAACACCCGCCGAGTATTCCGATGCTATTGTTCCAGCAGACAAATTGAAGATTACAGCCGTATTTCCCGCTGCTGCGTTATCAAACCATTGTACTAATGTTCTTTCGCCAGCTTTGGCGTAAAACGATGCCGTATATGTAGTTGAAGCCAAAACAGTTACAGCTTGGCCAACACGATGCTGACCGTTTGTTGTGTCCTCTACTAACTTATCACCCGTCAGCGTACCGTCAGGAGTAATTATTGTGTCTGTTGTAATGCTGGCGTTTGTCGTTGCCCATGTGGTTTGGAATTCTTGGCTACGAACCACTAGATTAGTCCTCTGCTCCTCAATCTCTAATCCAAGGCTCTCACCAGTAGTAGGATTATGCTCAAAGCGAGCTACTCCACTAGCAGCACTTTGCAGAGCTGGGATGTAGTTTGTGATTGGAGCTGTGGTGGTGGCTGTGTAGGCTGTTACGGATGAGCGTTGTTCTAACTGTGCGCCCCAGACAAGAATATCAGCAGTATCAGAGTTGGTAGGAGTTTGTCCCCCACGCAGACGAATACCGTAGGAGACTGAAGAAGTTAATGAAGTTGCTGTAACAGTAAATCGAGTCCAAGCTCCTGTGATTGTTATTGCTTGTCCTAACGCATCTGAAGAAATAATTTGTGCTGCGTAAGTGCTTGTACCATCTGTAGATTTAATATATACAGAATAAGTTGCAGTTACTGCTACACCAAAGTTATATCCTTGTAGAACTCGAGCAATATCATTAACACTTGTTCCACCATTTAAATTTAATTGATAGCGACCAGCAGTTGTTGTTCCATCTGGGGCTACGCCATAGTTAGAGGTTTTAGTCGGAACAGAAGCAGTACCAGTTGCGGAGGAGGTATAGAAAACACCCCCCATATCTACTGTTTGCAACAACAAATTCTCCTCAGCCTTAGCTACAGTCTTACCATCATAGAAAGTACCAGTAGATGCTCTTGTGAAAGTGATGCGAGGGTCTAGGGTCTTGGTGTTGGCAAAGTCTAGCAAGAGGCTTGGGCGAACTGAGTGGCGAACTGGCTCGTTACCGAGAGCTACAGCGGATGCAGCAGCAGCACTAGCAGAGGCAGAAGTAGCCTGTGTAGTAGCAATACCAGCTTGTGTGGTGGCAGTGCTTGCTGAGTTACTCGCTGAGGTAGCACTAGCAGCAGCAGCATCACGGTTAGCTTCTGAGTTTGCTTCTGCTTGTTGAATATCCTCAAGAGAGCCGTAGATAGCTTCAGCGTTATTAACTGCAGACTGTGCAGCGATTGCAGCAGCTTGAGCTTCATTAGCATCAATCGAAGCAGCAGTAGCATCAGCATTAGCAGCAGAGGCAGAAGCAGCAGCGTTGGTTGCTTGTGTTGTAGCGGTAGAGGCAGCATTAGTAGCTGTAGTTGCAGCAGTTTCAGCATTAGTCTCTGCAGTCTCTGCATTGGTTTCTGCTAACTGAGCAGCAGTAACAGCAGCGTCTAATGCAGCAGCGTCACCGTAGAGAGCAAGAGCATCATCTACAGCACCTTCTGCTAAGGCAGCAGAGGCAGCAGCAGCATCTTCAGAATCAGAAGCAGCACCAGCGGAAACAGATGCTTCAACTTTATAGTCAAAGGCTTCTGACGCATAGCCTTCGGCTTCTGTAGCAGAGTCAGCAGAATCGTCTGCAGACAACGAAGAATTAGTAGCGAATGTAGATGCAGAGGAAGCGTGTCCTGCAGCAGTCGTGGCTTGACCTGCAGCAGTCGTAGCTGAATTGGAAGCGTTGGTTGCAGATGTAGCAGCACCACTGGCTGAGTTAGCTGCAGCGGTGGCTGAGTTAGCAGCGTTAGTGGCTGAGGTTGCTGCAGATGTAGCAGCAGCTTGAACAGCGGTTACTGTAGCGTCATTAGTGGCATCACCAGCACCACCTGCTCCTCTAAATATAGGCATTTAATCTATTCCCTTTAGTCATGTTCTTTTTAGCAGAAAGTATCTGCAGATTCCAAGGAACGTGTAATCCACAAACAGTTTTTCCTTTTAAAGGAACTATATGGTCCACGTGATATTGCTCGTCATTTAATTCTTGTTGTAAACGAGCTAACCAATAAATAGAATCTATTTGAGATTTCTGTTCATTCGTTAACCAGCTTGGAGAAGCGTTTAACTTTCTTGCTCTATATAAATTAGACTTTGCTGTGTTTTTATCTGGATTATTTACTATCCATTGTCTACTATATTCATTACGTATTTTTCTAGCGTGTTCGTAATTATCATAATACCAAGCAGATGCTCGTGCTTGAATTACTTGTTTATTTTTAAACCCGTATTCTTTATCTTGAGTTCTTTTACATTCTTTACACTCAGAGGAAAGCCCATCCTTTTTAGATTTGTTTTTAACAAATTCAGTTGTTAATTTAAAGGTGGAACATTTCCAACAACGTTTCATAAATCTCCTTGTTTTCTTTAAAGGCACTCGTTTGAATACACTTAAAGAATACTCCCCCATCCAAAGTAAGGTAGGACAGGGGAGGAGTTACTACTTAGCCGTTAACAGCTAATACGAAGCCAGCTTCTGGACGTACAACTTTAGTGCCGAACAATGTGTCAGCAGTGTAAAGTGTAGACAAGTAGTCTTGTTTGTACTGAGTCTGTGAACGAACACCTAACTGCTCTGCCAATACCATTGTGTCGGTATGGAACAAGAGTGCAGCTTTGATGTCAAAGTTGTTACCAACTGCGGTGTTCAATGCGTTAGTTTCGATAACAGGCATATTGCTCGACACATAGATGTCGATGCCATACAACTTACCGATTTGACCATTGTTTACGCCACGACCATCAACGAAGTCGCTAGAGTTATAACGGTCAATACCCATGATTGCGTTACGCAGTGAAGGAGGAATCGCAAACTTACGACCATCCATTGGTACATCAGCGTCGTCCATACGCTGGATAAGCGCACGGAAACCAGCGTCAGTAAATACGTCGGTGTCAATCACTTGGTCTTCAGCGTAAGCTGTTAAACCAGTAGAAGCATCGATGTAAAAGCTATTGCTATGAACCCAAGTGGTTGTACCGTTACCGAAAGTCTTACCCAAGTTAATGAGGTCGTCATCTACTTGTTTAGCCAAAGCGTAACCAGCGTCTTCCGTGTAGAAAGAACGGAGCGATGCCAAAGCCTGAACTTCGGTGATGTCCTCGATGAAACGTGAGTACTCGAAATGACGGTTAATCAGAACTTGTACTTCTGTCTCAACGTCAGCCTGAATCGTTACAGCGGTGTTAGCAGCCTTGAGGGTTGCAGTACCACGAGTTGGCTTAGGAATGTGCAGCGTGTCGCCTTTTTTGCCTTTGAAAGACATTTTGCGAACAAGGTTTGCCAATACTAGGTTTTTCTTGTACGCAGCGATAACCTCGTCACTCCAAATTTCTGGAATGAAGGTTGCTGCATTGGTGTTGTTAACGATAGATGAACTACCGCCGGGGTATGCTACTTTTGCCATGATGTATTTCCTTTAATTAGAAAGTCTAAAATTACTTGACTCGCCCTGTTGCATATGCGTCCATAATTTCATCGGACAACTGCATATAACGGTCTGGGTCGGTCATTCTCAGTTTAATAAGGTCTGCTCTACGATATACTTTTCGACTGGTTTCACCAGCACCACCAACATCGACTGTAGCTGCCTTCATTGCCTGTTCTTGGGCTTTGCTTTCGACTGCAACTGATTGTTGTACTTGGTTCTGTTGTTTGATTTGCTTTAGTTCCTTGTAGGTACTAAGCAATTCATCAGCAGATTCAAAGTCGAATTCAGCGTCAGCTTTAGCAAACAAGTTTAAGCGAATAGCAGAAGATTTTACCCAATCTTGAAAGCCAGCATCTGATGCAATGGTGGCAAAGTCTGGGTGCTTTGAGGACAACTGTTGAGCTGTCTTCATGCGCTTCATTTCTAACGCTGCTTGTCTTGCTTCAAGAACTGCAGGATGCTTCTCTACTTGTCTGTTGACCGCACTAGCTGGGTCTGCAAAAAAGTCGTCTTCGAGCGATTCTTCAATAGGCTTCGCTTCCTTAGCCTTAGAGTCGAGTTGTTGTTTTAACAGTTGGTCTGCAAGACTTCGTACTTCATGAACCTCATTTGCTTGTCGTCCAATGAGCTTTTCAGCCTCTTGGTGCATCCTAGCAATCTCAATAGCAGACTTACCACGATACTTCTCTGGTAATTCTTCTACGGGTTCTTTGACATCAACCTCTTCAGTATTATCTACAGTAGTGCTGTCGGGTACTGGGGTTGTAACGTCTTGTACTTCTTCTTGCTCACTGCCGTTAAACAGTTCGTCTTCTTGAATAAAGTTTGCTGCCATTTAAAGTCTCCCGTCCAACTTGAAAATTCAAGTGATTTTAGGATTTATAATCTAAGGCTCTTACGAGGTGTCTTAGGCGTTTTGTTTTGCTTCTTGCTTCTGCTTATCTTCGTGCCTTTTCGCCCACTTATCGTAGGCAGACACGTAAGTTGGGTCTGTGCCATCTAAACTAATTCTCACGGGTGAGATAATCCGATTAGCTACATTCCCACAACCACAGGAGATTGTTGTTGTCTCATAATCAACAAAACCCTCTGTAATATGTTCTTCACTGCATTTAAAGTCGTATAGCCGTCTACTCATTCTGAGCTGCTCCCGCAGAGTCGTTAATGAGAGACTCGTAAGCCTGTTCTGAAGCAGGTTTAAGGGTAATGAGCCACTGAAGCAAGTCCAGTTGTCCCTTCTTTACCATTAAATCCGCTTCACTCTGGATTGATAGCACATGGTTCAACGAATTGAACATTGTCTGTGCATCTTCCATTAAATCTTGCCAACCTTGCGTTGACATCATTGAAAAGCGGTTTTCGTAATATTCTTGTAACTTCTTATCTATCATTCTTTGTCCTTTTGGAGAATGTTTCTATAATGTGTTGTAATTCTACCACAACCAAGATTGACTTGCAATACTTTAGGTAAGATATTTCTTGACATTTGTAAAGCGTTGGTGTAAAATGACGTTTTAAGGAGAAACTATGCCATTTAAATCTACGTTAACAAAAACCGACTTGGATGTAATTAAATCACTTGCTTTAAAAGGTGAAAAACTACGTACTATTGCCACAGCAGTTAATAACAAAGTAAGCTACCAACGTATTCAACAGCTTTTAAAGAGTTTTGGTATTGATTCTTTTGAAATACGCAGAAAACAAAACGAATCAGAGCTAAATGATAAGATGTTTAAAAAATGGGGTCCTCGTTGGGATAACAAAGAACACCGTAAAAGCCTGATTTATCAAACTATGCGTGAAAAATTTCGTAAAAAGAAAGCAAACGCTACAAAAACTGGAGCAGAGTTTACTATCGACTTTGGACAACTTACATTTCCAACACATTGCCCAATACTTGGTATTGAACTCGACTATTTTGCTGAAAACAGAGCAGAAAACACTGTGTCTTTTGACCGTATTGACTCTAATAAAGGCTACATTTCAGGCAATGTTGTCGTTATCTCTTGGCGAGCCAACCGTATTAAGAACGATGGTACGGCTGACGAACACCAAAAGATAGCTGACTTTTTATATCAGTTCTAAGCGTTACGGCTTTTCTGCATTTGTAGCTCAACAATCTTGCCTTTGTTGTCAATGTCCTTCTCTTTGAGCATTAAATCAGCGATACGAGCACGCTTCTCAAACTCGTTATCTTGGTTTTGACCATCAATGTTGGTAGAAAGTGAACTAATGACCTTGGCTTTGAGTTCTTCAGGCAGTAATTGGGTCTCAACTACGGTCTTTTGAGCTTCGGCTTGGTCACGCATTGCCCGGGCTTGGAGAGATTGTGTCTGCGCTTGAGCCTGTTCCATCTGCATTTGTACTGCCATCTGCTGTTGTTGCTGTGCTTCAGGGTTTGGCTGACTCATCTGTGTCAAGGCTTGCTCCATCTCAGCACGATTCGACAGGCTGGAGTTAGCAATGATGCCTTTAAGGATGATTGGCAGGACAGGAGTATCAGGTCCAAGAGTCTGTAACAGACCAATAAGCTGTTGCTGTTCGTATTCACGAGCCATAATACCCAGCGTAGCGGTAGGTAGGAACTTCATGTCAACAGAAGGATAACGCTCAGGGTCAAATTGCATATAGCGGAACGCAACCTTCTTAATCAATGGGACCATAAAGTCTTCTTGGAAGTTGGTCAAGGTACGCTTGTACTTCTTGATGATGCCAGAGACAGCCATCGACATACCAGCACCCGAAGAATCACGGGTAGCTTGGGTAACCATGCCTTGGCTATCTAAAGTACCAGTTGCCATGAGAAGCATACGCTCAAAGTCTCGTGCGGTAGCAGCAGACTCAGGGCTGGTTTGTCCAAAGTGGAACGGCATCATAATCTCAGAAGGATTACCGTTGGTGAGGATTGCTTTGCCGGGTTTAACTTCAAACTTAGCACCACGAGGTAAACGAGTAGCATCCATGGCAATCATAGGAGCAGTGGTCAATGCCAAGCTGTCTAGGTGGCTGCGGAGCTGTGCATCAATCGCCTTTTGCATATTGTATGCTTTTTCTACTGTGCCACGACCCCAGAAACGGTTAGGAACAGTATCGTCTTGGTAAGCGACTACAGGACGGTCTTTCATCATGTAGGGGTTGCGCTCTGCTTTGAGAAGCAAGCCATCGTTAGCAATAACCACAATAGCCTCTACGAGGTCGCTGTAGGTGTCTGCAGTGCTGTCTTCAGGGAACAGGTCAACTACCTCGTCTCCGTCGTTCTCAAGCTCATCTAGGTACTCTCTAGGGACTAATCCGTAGTAAGTGAGGAGCTTAACCTTGTCATCTTGATACTGCACT